CGTCTTTCCTGATGTTGCTTTGAAGCAAGACAGCAAGGCTGCTGGCCGGTGGGACACGAACAAAGGCGGGGAATACTTTGCTGTTGGTGTGGGCGGCGCAATGACCGGTCGCGGCGCGGACGTCTTGATCATTGACGACCCGCACTCGGAGCAGGACGCGATGAGTGAGCTTGCTTTGGAGAACGCTTGGGAGTGGTACATCTCTGGCCCACGTACGCGTTTACAGCCAGGTGGTGCGATTGTAATTGTGATGACGCGGTGGGGCACCAAGGACCTTACTGCACGCTTACTCAAGGCACAGAAGTCGCGCAACGCGGACCAGTGGGAGGTCATTGAGTTCCCGGCTATTTTGCCAAGTGGTCGCCCACTTTGGCCGGGCTTTTGGAAAATTGAGGAACTGGAAGGCGTCAAGGCCTCTTTGTCGGTGCAGAAGTGGAACGCGATGTATCAGCAGCAGCCCACGAACGACGAGGGTGCTATTTTGAAAAGGGAGTGGTGGAAGGTCTGGCCGCATGACGAGCCGCCTGTGGTGAACTACATCATTCAGTCTATGGACACGGCGTATTCCAAGAAGGAGACGGCTGACTTTTCTGTTATTACGACTTGGGGCGTTTTTTACTTGAGCGAGGATTCGGGGGCGTCGATCATCTTGTTGGACGTCAAGCGTGGGCGGTGGGACTTTCCTGAACTCAAGCGTATTGCCAAGGAGCAGTATGACCTTTGGCAGCCTGACAACGTCTTGATTGAGGCCAAGGCCACTGGCACTCCGCTGCAGCAGGAGCTGCGCAGGATGAGCATTCCGGTGACGATGTACTCTCCGGGTGGTCGGCGAAGTGGCACAGACAAGGTGGCGCGGGCCAACGCAGTGGCTCCTGTATTTGAGGCGGGGATGGTCTGGGCCCCGGATACAGAGTGGGCGGAGTTGCTGGTGGAGGAGTGCGCGGCGTTTCCAAACGGGGACAATGACGACATGGTGGACAGCACTACCATGGCCATGGACCGTTTTCGGCGCGGCAACTTCATTACCCTTGGCACAGACGATGTGGAAGAGGGGGAGAAAAGGGAGCTTGTGCCCGAGTACTATTGACGTTTAAAATGGCGTGAACAACTTCTAGTAGCAGGGTCACAATGAGAAACAACGACTTGTTGGCATGGATAAAGAGTAAAGGAATGGGCCCTGCCCCAACGCAGGCTCCCGCGTTTGGCGGCATTGCCAATCCCCGTCAGCGGGCCAAGTTGCGTGGCTCAGACCAAGACTACTTAGAGGCTCGTCAAAAAGAACTAGATGCCTATGAAGAACAGCGTCTTGCGTACAACACCGGTTTAACCAAGTACCAAGACGAGGTGTACAAGCCCTATCAGGCACAGGCCGAGGCGTACAACACGGCGGCACAGAAGTACAACACTGAGGTTTACAACCCGTATCAAACGCAGTACGAGGCGTATGAGAAGGCAATCACGGACTACAACGCCGGGCCACGGACCACGGACTATGCTGGGCCGGCAGAGCCCACTTTGGCGAGTAAGTTTGAGATGACCGCACCGACAGCACCGGACGTTTTCTCCATGACATCTCCTGTCCTGCCGTTCAAGGTAGAGGATGTTGAGGCGTACCAAAAACAAGCGGCCCAAACGGCGCAAAGTGACGCAGAAAACAGAGGCGTGGCAATTGACGTGGTAAGTGACCCGAGCAAATATAACTTTGGATCGATGTCCGTGACCAACCGTTTCATGGCCGAGGGCGGTTCAGTGGATGCTGCGCCAAGTGGTCAAGCGCGCAGCATGATAGACCAGATGACGGGCATGGTGGCAAGTGCTGGCCGGGGTGGTGACACACAGCTGGCACACTTGTCACCACAGTCTGCTGCCCTGTTGAAGAGCCAAGGGGGTGCTGGAACTATTAACCCCAAGACAGGACTGCCTGAGTACTTGGCAGTTATCAAGCCGGCAGAAATATATGACGAGGCGGCAAAAACAAATTTTAAGGGTCCAGATGGCAGGCCGCTGGATGGGTTTGAGATAGCGGCGCAGTACATTAGAGGTGACTACACCCCTGGGTACCTAGAAGGACTGGCAGCCGCTGAAGAAGCAAGGAAGAGAGCCGTTGCCGACGCTGCCGCAGCTACACTTGCCGAGAGCCAGCGAAGAGCCGAGCAAAACGCCGCAGCCGAGAAGGCAATTGCGGAGCGTATAGCGCGTGAAAAGGAGGCGGAGAAAGCGGCGGTGCTGGCCAAGGAAAAAGAAGCGGAAAGAATTTACGCGTCCAGAGTACGTGACCAACGTGTCGCGGGTCCCGTAGCAGGAACCGTGGCCAGTACGGTACGCCCCATTGTTGCTGACTACAGCTTTAATACACGCGCATCAACCCCACTAAAGGCGGTTGACTTAGGGTACATAAAAACCCCCACTACGCCAATAGGTAGTCGGGGGCCCGTTTACACCTCACCAAACTTTTCTCAACAGCCAGAGGAAGATGACTCAGAGGGCATGGTAACGCTGCCTAATTTTATCAACAACAACCTAGGAAGCATCCCGATTGCGCTGCCGACCATGGGCACGCAAAACAGCCCCATGACGGACCCAAAAAACTTTTTTGCACTGGACCCGTCTAGGCCCCCAAGCATCCCAGGCCTGTTGCCCGGGACCGTGGCCCTCGCACCATTGGACTTGCCTTTAGCGGCGGGCAGGAAAACCTTGGAAGCAATCGCTGCCAACCCTAACCTGTCCCCCAAGATGTTGGGCGGACGAGAGAACGCTGGGATAATGACCGACCGCTTGGGCAACAAGATTTACTCACCCGGCGCAAAGCCACTTTTGTACAGGTCTGGCGGAGAGGTGTCAAAGGACTTGGCCGCCTTAATGGCGCAAAACACAGAGAACCTGTCGGACGAGCAGCCTGAAGACACCATCAACACAAATCCGGTGGGCACAGCGCAGAAGTTCTTGGCGGACTTGAACAACGCGGGCAAGGCATCGCCCACACGTCAGTCCGTCAAGCGCGTAAGAACATCCGCTGGCGGCGGTGCAACTGCTGACAAAGCGATGCAGCTGGCGTATGAGGACTTAGCCAAGGGTGACTTGGGCACAATGAAGGACAGGGCTCCTGCAGTGAAAAACACAGAGTCTGCCCGTTCGCAGATGGAGGAACTTGCACGGGTCTACCAGTTGAAGATTAGGGCAGCACAGAACGCGGCCAAGGGTTTGTCCGCTGATATCTTTGGCGCGCCGACCTTGGAGGGCCCAACGCTCACCAAGGGCAAGTTGACGAAGAAGCGTTTTAAAAAAGGTGGTGAAGCAAAAAAGTCGGACGCTGAAAGTGCCAAAGAGCCAGGCATTTTCAGCGTAGACAGTTATGCTACTGAGACATCAGCTCGCATGTTCCCTGATCAAGAGGGACAAGATGATGAACGCGACGCGGCTCGTCACATGTTGGCCGCTGCCGTTATGTCCAAAAAGATGGGCCCAGGTATGGCGGCGTTCTTGGGCAAGGCTTACGAACGCACAAGCAACCCCGAGTCGTTCTTTAGCATGCTTGGCATTGGCAAGCCTCGTGAAGATTACGAGATGGACGTGCACAACAACAAGGTGGGCGCGGAGCTTGCAGCGCGGTCCACGAGCCAGGCAGATTTAGAAAAGCTCGTGCAGGCCATAGCCATGAAGTCGCAAAACAAGCAAGTCGAGGGTAAATCTTGGACCATGAGCGACGAGCAAAAGAAGAACCGCAAGCCACAGATCACAACCCAGCCCCCTGAGTACCGCTCCGAAGGCAGCCCTGTTGAGGGGGAACGTGCTCCCAAACTTACAGGGGTAAATCGCGTGGTGGACGCTATAGCTCAACGATTGCCGGCGGACTCTTTTCCAACAGCAGCCCGCACGTTACTGGAGACCATACAAGGAAAGAAAGAGCCTATTACAGAATCAAACTTCTCCCCCAAGGAACTAGTTGTGCTGCGCCAGTTAATTGAATCAACGGGTGGACGCGGTGATGTACAGTATAAAGATTACCTTAATTTAATGAAAAAAGAACAACAAGAAAAAGGCACTATCCCAATGTCAATAAACCCTAGCCCTCTTTCTGTGCTAGACCCAATTGGTAATGTGCAAACTACGTTAGGTCGATTTACATATTCACGAGACGCAAACGGCAATTTAGTTGTTGTTGATAAATATGATTTTAACCCTGTACCCTCTTTCTCAGGTGCGTATGGTGCTATACGCAACTACGCTGGTGAAAAAATACCAAGGGGTTCTGGTAGAGAAGTAAAAATAAATCTTGGAAAACCCGTCGCCAAGAACCCGATAAGGACAAAAAATGGCAATTGAAAAAGCACTGAACCGGATGCCCACACTTGAGGTGGTGATAGGTGGCGGCATCCCAGAGCCCCAGTCTGACATTGAAATCATCATTGAAGAAGACGGTGGTGCCATCATTGAGATGGGTGAAAAAGATGCTGAAGAGGTAGATTTTTACAGCAACTTAGCAGCGGTCATTGAGCCAGACATCTTGGCCCAAATAGGCATTGAGGTGTCGTCTTTGTTTCAGGCCGACAAGGGCTCGCGTTCCGAGTGGGAATCCATGTAAGCCAAGGGCTTAGACCTGTTGGGCTTTCGCATGGAAGAGCGCACCAAGCCGTTTCGAGGTGCTGCCGGTGCTACCCACCCAATGCTGACTGAGGCCATCATCCAGTTTCAAGCGCAGGCCTTCAAGGAGCTGATGCCTGCTGGCGGTCCTGTTCGATCTCAGATCATGGGCAAAGAAACTGTGGAAAAGTTTCAGCAGGCGGGCCGTGTACAAGACTTTATGAACTACCAGATCACTACGGTGATGGAAGAGTACACGCCTGAGTTTGATCAACAGCTTTTCTACACCGGCTACGGTGGTTCGACCTTTAAAAAGGTCTACTACGACTACCAACTGGACCGCATGGTGTCCAAATTGTGCTTGGCAGACGACGTTTACATTCCGTACAACGGCTCAAGCGTCGTGTCCCAGTGCCCACGGCTCACGCACCGTATTGCGATGGACTCCAACGACTATCGCAAGCGTGCTTTGGCCGGGGAATACCTCGATGTGTACCTTGACACTTACGTTTCGCCTGCCGATTCAAGTCAAATCCAAGAGGCCATTGACAAAATTACCGGCATCCAACCCACGGACGACGTCGGCGAGGTGTTTTTGCTTGAGCAATTGGTCGATTTGGACCTTAAAGGCTTTGAAGACAAGGACGAAAATGGCGAATTGACCGGCATTAAGCGCCCATACGTTGTCACACTGGCTGAAGACACGCTAAAAGTGGTCGGAATTCGCCGAAATTGGAAAGAAGACGACAAAAAATTTCGTCGGCGCAACTATTTTGTGCATTATGTGCTGGTCGAGGGCCCTGGGGCCTACGGTTTGGGCTTTGTGCACCTTATTGGAGGCCTTGGCAAGGCCGCAACAAGCGCTTTGCGTCAGCTGATTGACGCTGGCACGCTCGCTAACCTGCCTGCAGGCTTCAAGGCTAAGGGAGCACGGATCGCGGACGATTCTGACCCAATCCAACCAGGTGAATGGCGCGATATTGACGCGGGAGGCGCAGAACTTTCAGCCTCTTTGATGCCTTTGCCGTACAAAGAGCCCAGCCAGGTGCTGTTTGCGTTGTTGGGCTTCTTGGTAGACGCTGGAAAGCGTCTTTCCAGCACCGCTGACATGCAAGTTGGCGACGGTAACCAGTACGCACAGGTGGGAACCACTTTGGCACTGTTGGAACGCGGCTCTATGGTCATGTCCAGCATCCACAAGCGCCTGCACTATGCGCAGACGCTGGAGTTCCGCCTGCTGTTTGAGGGCTTTGGCCAGTACATGCCTGACGAGTACCCTTACGACGTGCCAGGCGCGAGCCGCAGGATCAAGAAAAAGGACTTTGACTCAATGGTGTCGGTGCAGCCGGTGGCGGACCCCAACATCTTTAGCTCTGCACAGCGTATTCAGCTTGCTCAAATGCAGTTGCAGCTTGCCCAAAGCGCGCCTCAGATGCACAACATGTACGAGGCCTACTACCGCATGTACGCGGCGCTCAACATCAGGGACATCGACGGTGTATTGTTGGCTCAAAACACCAGCATGCCACGTGATCCGGCAACCGAGAACTCGGATGTGCTCAACACCATGCAGCTCAAGGCTTTTGCTGGCCAACATCACGATGCGCACATTGTTGCTCACCTGATGATGGGTATGTCGCCCTTGCTGCAGAGCAACCCCATTGCCGCAGCCATGCTACAGCGCCACGTCTTGGAACACATCCGGCTTAAGGCCGAAGAGGATGTTGAAGCCGAGCTGTTTACCCTGTACGGCACCGACCCTGACCGCATGATTTCTGCCATCCAAAAGGAGGGCATGATTGCACTCAAGATTGCGCAGTACCTCAAGGAAACCAAGGACCTGCAGGCGCAGCTCTCTGGCCAAGGCGGGCCAGATGAAGAGGACCCGTTGATCAAGCTCAAGGAACAGGAACTTAACCAACGCGCGCAGAATGATCAAGCAAGGCTGGCTTTAGACCAGCAGAAACAGCAAGAGACTATGCAGCTCAACCAGCAAAAACTGCAGCTGCAACAGGCCAAGATAGACCAACAAGGAGGCCAATATGCCGGTTAAAGAAATTAAACTTAAGCCAGTAAAAACCAAGCAACCCCAAGGCGTGAAAGCTGGGATGCCTAAAACGCCCCCGGGCGTGCAGGGACCTGCCATGATTGTCAAAAAACGTGACGGTAACCGTCCAGTTAAGATATACTAAAATGTCAGTAAGCGCTACCGGACGGGGCTTTGTACCGTCTGCTTTTCATGGAAACCACCATGCTTGAATTTGCAGAAGCAGTTCTGAAAGAAATCAGGAAACTCCAGGATCAATCCAAACAGATTGTCCTGAACGGAACCAGCACAGACATG